TATCCATCATGTTATTAACGCACAATACCAAACCGTCCCACAGCACACGCACAAGGATTTCCACTGCTTACACTTCCACAATCACAACCATTCTTCAGATTAGTCGCTTCATTTCGCTCCGTAATCGTCAAAGGCTCGGGGAATTTATGTTTGTAAATCTCCAACATCGCTTCTCTATGAGGTCGTTGGTCTGTTCCAGAACACAATAAAAACGAACTACATCCACTTACATCCAAATCCATTGAGAATACGCGCTGTTTTCCCGATTGTTGTAACCGACTCCATTGTTTGTTTGTACTTGTAATCGTGTTATTCAATTGGAATTTCTTGAATTGTGTATATTGTTGGGCATCCAATACAGGATTGAAATCTGCATTATCTATTTTCAATTGAGTTGCCATTTTTTTATGTTTTAAATAATCACTTTGCGACATGAGTTATATAGTATACCCTTATTTTTCTCTACTAAAATCTTTTCCACGATTTTGTGTATATATAGTAAGAATGGGTCAAATCTGTAGTCTTTTTCTGTTTCACGCAAAAACAGAACCAGCGCCACCATCATTTACCGTAATGACTCCAGATGAATTAGCAAAATTACACGATAAGATACGAACATCCATTTCTTCTATTCATAACATTTGTAATAAATATAACATTTTAGTTAAAGATTTACAATTAACTCCAAAACAGCAAATGGCTCTTGATTGTAGTATTCCATTCTCACCTACAGAGCGGTCACAACTATTAGATGAAATAGAAATATTATTAAAACCTAAGAATTATACATTGACTCCTGTATAATCTCTATTATTGTCTTGTAATATCTTTTTAATCATATACCTAAATCTTTAATAGGTATATCATTTTGATATTTATATCCACTATTATGCCGTCTCCACTGGTTCCGGTTCTATTTTTTCTCCTTTTTCCCAATCAACTCGTAGCTGTGAACGTATGTAATTAGCACCTACTATACCCAATATACACCCTAACAGGGTTCCCACTATTAATTGATCCCACGTATGATTATTATATTTGTGTCGTTGTAGCAATGTTACTATACAAATAAATAATTCAAAAATGAAAGGAATCAATTGTGGCTTTACCAAGTAATTATATGTTAATGAAAAAAATACTGATTGTGCGTGATGCGACGGCATCCCATATTGCTCCGCTTTTTCATACTGCTCACCTATGAAAGACCTTGAATCCTTCGGTCGTGGCACTTGTAAATAACTTTTTAATCCCCGGTTTATTAGTAAATTTATTACAGATAATATCAAATACCCTAACAAGTACGGTTGCATGAATATCAATTTCATTAAAGAAGTTATAAATAGAATCACTGGACCGAAAAAACCTATCCCATCTAACAAAAATTCCATACTATGTGCTGTCTTATGTAATCATTAGATTATTTATATTCGTTACTTTTTACTTTAATTACTGGGTTTTCTTATTCAGAATCTTTACAATAATGGAAAAAGACCAATTTGAACCATTCAAGTCTAAAATGTTTCCACGGTCCGTTTTCACCTTTACAGTCATTCGTTCCAAATCAATTGGTCCAAAATAGTCACGTTCTTGACTTTGTAAACTTCCACCAAATTCTATGAATGATTGTCCGTTCTGTAATGTTGACGCCTTCAATGGTATCATTGCGAATACATCTTTCTCAAAAGGTCCCGCACCAAAACTATTACTATTAATATTTGCGTTCGTGATAATAGATGAAGTATTTTGTGAATTCGCTATTTCAGTCGCCGAATATAACTGATTTTGTGTTAGACGCTTTGCTGATGGATCATATGCTGTGTTTAATACTTTTTCTCCAGTTACTGGGTCACAAATAAAATTTGATGCTCGTGAATACGACGGTGGACGTATTGTCATATCCTTCGTAGCAATCGTCACTACACCATCATTCAGACGATTCTGATTAAAATCATCCAAACTCATCAATAAGTAATTATATAAATTAGTATTAATTGTTGTATTTCCCTGTAAAGACACTATATTTGTTGTACTATTTGTTGTTTTGTAAGTATCGTCAGCATCGCTCAATATATATGTTGTGTTTTGTTGAAATCCTAGAATCCATCCTAGCGTTGTATCCCAGGTGGCTGTTTGAATACTAGATATTCCTGTTCCACATTTTGCAAAACTCAATGGGTCAAAAAACACTATATTGTAATCTAGTGCCGTATATGTTTTATTTACCGTTATACGCGTCTCAATATTATCTCCGTTTGCTGTAAATGTTGTTCCAGATGCATCTGTACCATTACACGCCACTTCCATTGCTAACAATAACGCAGAACGACCATATGATATCGGATTCCCATTACTATCGTTCACCGGAACAGTTATTGTTATTATATTATCTGTTCCCTCAACACCTGATTCAAACGGAATAATTTGAAAAGTATTGTTTGTGTCTGTTAATGTTATTACATTACTAATAGCGGTTTCTATCGCTTTTACTCCCAGTGCTCCCGTCGTATCTGTATATGATAAATCTAGTGGGGATGTTAAATCATAAATTTCATCAGTTGAATTATACTCAAACGTCCTATCTCCATTTGATGCTAACCCCGTGCTTAAATTAAATGATAAATCAATCATTGAAATATCAAGGTTTAAATGTTCCGACCAAATATTATTTGTGTTATCATATCCATATACAGCACCACTATCCGATGGATTACGATAATCTGTTGGAGTATGTGCCGGATGAATGAATTGCACATTATAATCTTCCTGTGTGAATTGCTTTTGAAATACTATATCCAATGATACATCTACCACTGCCCCCACCGCATTTATATTACAACTTGTTCCCAAAAACACTTTCTCACCATATTGGTCTTGATAACTTTGAAATGCGTCATTTACCGCATCTTCCAAATTACCGAATTCAATCGTATTTGAAGAAGTCACAAAACTACTACTCAAATCTATATGAAAACTTATGTCACTCCTGAAGTTCAATCCATCTTGTAGCGGACTAAATACCGCCAAGTTTAAATCGTTTACTGCGTAATCTGATGCAAACCCGATTTGATTGTGATACGTATAATTTCCAGATAATCCATTATTTATTCCACCTACCGATAAATCAAAAATCGTTGTTAATATTCCATTACCACATAAATCATATTCTAACGAACTTTCGTTTACATTCTTTGTAATATCAAATTGTATATTGAAAAAACCATCTTCATTATTAATAAGTGCCTTTGAATTCGTTGGGTTTATTCCATTTCCTGACTGGTCGTCTATTTGTGTATTAATTTCATTTATTAGTGTTGTAATTGTATATCCTGCGTTTGTAGATATATTGAAACTTATATCATTTGAAGACAAATCATATCCTGGAACATTATTACTTAAAATAACGTATGGCTCAAAATTTTCAACAGGAATTGTATCTGTTTGTTCCGCTACAGCTACTGCGCTATTCTTAATTGTATTCATTTCTATATTTTGTGTTGCAAAGTTGAATACTGAACCAGAACCTACAAATATTGTTGTGTCCGTTGGAAACTCTATTCTTATTTTTGTAAATGCTATGTTACTTGTTGTTGTTCTGTCTAATTTCAACTGTAATACCGCCGTACTTGTCCCTGGCGTTGGTAATGTTATTGATGATTCAGAAGATAAATTTGTATTATTACTTATTTCACTCTCTAATGCGCTTATAATAGATGTTGGTGATTGAGAACCTGCCGTCAGTCCCAAATCCAATGTAAATGTTAATAATGTCGGTGTTGTTGTTTCATCACTATATTCCGCCGGACCTACATATTGTCTTACTGTTATAATTTGGTTACTATCGGTTACACTTATATTCGCTGCCGTTCCTGAACCTTCCCCAGTTATTTCAAACAGATTATAAGATTGACTTGTAAAGCCTAAAAAAGCCGCAATTGATTCTCTACGACTATCATCTATATCAGTGCTTTGTGGTGTTGTTATTGTATTAAATGTTGGGAAATTTAAAGTATATGCCGTCTCATTGAATTGTCTATTTATATCCAAATCCATTGACACAATTGACGTTGTATTGTTATAACTTAATTGCGTGTTTCCAAAACTTATATCTGGGTTACGAGTTTTTACTAATTCTATACTTGAATTTATTTCATCCACTAACTCACTTGGTGTGTAATTACCTGCTGAAATATCTATTATATAATCGTGATTTCCATCATCGATTCCCGCAACATTTCCTTCTATTTTGAAAAAATTACTACCGAATGTGTTACTAATTGTATACCACGTTTTTGGAATTTGTATCGAGTATAATTTCATAGAGACCACGTTTTTTAATTGCTCTGAAAGTGTGAATGTGAAATATGTTGATAATGTCTCTTTGTTTGGGCGATATGTACTATCTATCGTAATTAATCTGTTCACAAATTCACGCCGAATTTGATTCTGTTCTCCTGCTTCTAATTCACGCGGAACAGTTACTTGCGCTTGTGTTTCTTGATTCGTTGCTGGTTCAATAATACGATTATTATTAGAAACATGTCTCATTAATGCTTGAGAACCTATATTGTCATCTTCATAATATTCATCATCTGATTCTTCTTTGTGGTCACCTTCTTGAAATCCTTCTTGTAGTTCCTCTTCCACTGAAAAAAAATGATTATATATGTCCTCGAAAAACTTAACCAAATGTTTTGCAGACGCATTCCCTATATGCATATATTTGTTTATATTGAATAATATCTTGGCTTCTAGTTCACGGTCACTTGGCTCTTGTAAATCTAAAATTTGTAATAATTCTTCGTCGCTATAATTATTTACGTCATATGATGGCATTGTATTTTATTGGTAATTCCTTTTATTATATTGTTAGACATTTTATTTTATTTTTTATTTTTATTATGACTCTTTTTCACTAGTATTAACTATGTTCGTACATGCTCTTTTTTTAAACATTCTTTTTATTACCTTATGAATGTTTATAAAGCGCGAATGGAAATATAACTTGTCTAATGGAAAACTTTTTATCCCTTGACCTCGTTTCATGTGTCCCATACCTTTGAAACACCAATTATCAAACAATTGCATGATTTCTTCTTCCTCATCATCCATTTCATTTCTATCAATCCGTTGTTTTCCTATATATTGATACCGATTGTAATTGTTTTCATTATATACGATATATTTCTGTAGTTTCGGGACGTTTTTCACTTTTCCTATACCTACTATCTTGTTCTCACTATTATTCATTTCCAATACAAATAATGTCGTTTCAAACGGAATTGACCTTGCGATCGCGTCTGGACAACAATATATACACTTTACCTTTGATAAACTATCCCTGTATTTCTTGTTTTCTTCAAACGTCTCATTACTGAAACGAGTTGTCATAATATAACATTTATTGTTTGCACTATATTCCTTCAACTGTAATCGTAACCATTGTTTGTCTTCCTTTGTATATTCATTTTTTCTTTTCACCTCCAAGGACTCTATCATATGAATTTCACTTTCAGAACGTTCTTGCATTATCAGTAAACACTTTTCAGTAACATATGAGACCTTCGTTATTCAATTTTTATCAATTATATAAAAATTGAACTATTTAAAAGGTTCTTTCTATCTGTATAAATAATTATAATGTTAAGAAGATTCGTTACTAATATCTATACCCGCATTACTGAAAAACCTACCTATGTATTAGGTCGCTGGGGACTCCATAAAGATGATTTTATGTGGAAAAAATCAGATTTAAATACTGAAGACCATTGTGGATGTGATGAAATGAGACAACAATACTTATATAAACTAGACAGTATTGACTCTCTCATTACCGAAATCAATGACAAATCTATTAACCTTCAAGAAAAACAAAAAAATATATAAATAACAATACTATATTATAATATATCATAATCATTTAATATGGAAAAATGGAGACAGTTTGATGTTTCTTCTAATTTTTCTCATACAGAACGTTCGTTACCACCTATTATCTCTATACACGATTTGGAAATGACTGAAAATACCTCGTCTGATAGAATCATTTCATATAATTCATTCAAAGATGCTGATATATCCTTACAATATATTGACATTCAAACCGAACTTGAACCATTACGATGTAGTCCTGTCATTTTAGAAAGTGTTTATGGCAGCGGCAGCAACAGTGAAGCCGATGATGACGACCAATCACACATTAAATATGAAGACGATAATTCAAATACATACCAAAATGATATGCATAATGACCATCCTTTTGGTAATTTTTTTCGCAAACTAAAGTTTCGTGATGTTGAAAAAAGCATTGCTCGTTATTATGAAGTATCACAAGAAACCCCCTATTCCAATGAATTAGATATACTAATTACATTTATCAAAGGACAAACACAGCTTTATTTGGAAGCTAAATCTATTACTCAATATCAACTACATTGTCTAATGTTCCCTACTTTACTCATTAGTGCATTGTTAACTATTACATCACCTTATCTATCTTGTAACGAATGGAACCTAGAAATCACTTCTGGAATGAACGCTATTGTCACCTTCTTATTATCCATGATTCATTACCTCAAATTAGAATCCACTATGGAAAGTTACTCCCAAATGGCTAATCACCTTGATACTGTTTATAGTTCTCTTGAAATGACCAGTAGCAAAATTACCTTCTTAAAAGACCAAAAACAAATCAATGCATTAATTATTGATAAGTTCAATGAAATTGAAGAAAAAATAAAAGAACAACGCCTACACCACTCCATTTTACTTCCTGAACACGTCAAATATCTATTTCCTATTATCAGTCACGTAAACGTTTTCCAAGTTATCAAGCGATACAAACACCACCGACGCAACTTAATTGAGCGAATGCGCAATGTCAAAAATGAAAAACAATACATTTTATATCAATGGGACAAAAGAGAACAATTACATATTTCACCCAGCACTTTACAAAAACACCAGTATAAACGCGAACAAATGCGATTACAGGAATTAGAATCTATGAAAAATTCCTTGAAAAACGAAATCATTGAATACCAAAACATGTATAGCATTTTAGATGACTTGTTTTCACGCGAAATTAAAGACGCCGAAATGAAAAAAAAACAATGGATTTATTATTCACCCATATGTTGCTACCCCAAACATTCTTTAACAAAGGGATATATTAATCAACTTCACCCCAGTATTTCAAAACAATTCTCATTTTTATTTCACGAAGGCACTTGATGATACGCTTTATACAATTTCCAATACCAATGATTGTCATATACTATATTCAAATAACCTCTTTTTGTGAAATGATTCTGGATTTGTTTGTTCTCGTCAAATTCTGTATAATGAATGAATATTTTTTTGTATTGGTCGTTATTTTTACAAGGCACCTCTTTTATATACTGAATTTTTCCTAACTGTAGTTTATTCAATTTACTATAAATAAAATCCGTTGTCTCTTCTTTATCTACTCTTGGAATACAAAATGAAATCATTATGATTTAATACTTTATTACACTGTATGTACAATATATTCAATACATACAGTATATTCAATTTTACACATTCAAGAGACTATCTTGAATTGGACCCACTTATACGTAGGTTGCTGTCTTGTACAAGTGTATATTTAAATATACCTTTATGGAAAGCTCTTATATTTTCTAGGACTGTTTTCTAATGCACTTATGCTGTATCAAGACAACTATATATGGTTGTAGTTTTTTATATTCTTTTTGATTTTATAATTGATTATACAACTTAGTATCAGTGTTAATGAGTTTGATTCGACAAACCTTTTTATTTATATATTCCAAATGAAGTGGATTGAGGAACAAGAGTATTTATTATCTATTGATACCCAACTAGAACCTGAACCATTACTTCAAATATTATGTTGTTTTATTTATTTAGACCACGAAAAAAATATTGTAGACAGTAACAAAGTTATCATTCCTATTGAGAATAAAGGTCTCAAAAAGGATACTATTTCTTCTCTTATTCGTGATAACGAGAAGGAACATTCATTAATCGGTTTATGTAAATTTCATATTCCTATTTCTCACGATGACCTTGAGACCTTTACGTTTGAAGACTCTTTTCAAGATTTCTTTAAAGAGTATTCACGGGTTGAAGATATTCCTTTTCCGGATACATTGCCTGTATTACATTCTGCATCCTATATGTGTTTCCTCTTCAAATCCAATTACAAACCTCCCCCACCCAAACCAGACCTACCCAAATCTATACTTAAGTTGAAACCTACCCAAGACAACACACATAAGCAGAAAAAAACAGTTCGCTTTTTCACCAAAAATGGTAAAATAAGACCCTCTTTTCAAAAAACTGTCAAAAAACGTTAATAAGATTCATTCAACTTCAAGTTAAAAACTATATAGAATCAATACTCTATATTTCAATACGCCACCTACATGGAGCGTGTATCGTCTTTTGAATATCCACGACTCACTAAAGAAAAAACATCGTTCATTTGTGAAAATAGACTTTGTTTCCTTTTCTTTATTTTGTGTCGACAACGCCACCCGTTTCCATCGCATTTTTCTTCTTTCGTTCGTGACCTATTAATTGAATTTAAAGATGAATACACACTTCATAATCAACTTCATCCATACTTACCATTATTTTTACAATTGATTTTATATACACGTGACTTTTATTTGGGTAAAGCCGACCGCACTATTTCTTACTTTCTAATAAGCGAACTATATGATTTTTTCCCAAGGTTGGCTTTTTGTGTTTTTCAATCTTTTATTTATAATAATGAATATATTGCCCAACCTTCTCACGGTTCGTGGAAAGATTGTCAATATATGTGCGAATTCTTGAAGGGGTATTCTGACCACGGTTCTCATCATCCTATGATACGTCAAATTGTACAAATGATGAACGAACAACTAGACTTTGATATTAGTTCTTGGAAATATGACCACGTTATGAAACCAGAATTCTTAAGTCAAGTATCCAAATGGATTCCCCGCGAAAACAAGAAATTTCACTGGTTATTTGAAAAGTTAGTTGTTGAATATACAAAAAGACACCACCCTGAATGGCTTTCTTCTGTAGAACATATTCAGTCTTACGAACGAGCATTGAATAAATCTCGTAAATTTTATCGTAAGCGAGTTTCATTACTAAACAAAGCATTAAACACTTTTCAAGTACATCAATGTCGTGATATTATTGAAGCGGTTCAATTTGAGACCATTTCAAAGTCTACTCTTTGCAAACAAAAACAATGGAACTATTATTGTTACGGCAATAAAACACTTCGTTTGAGTGATACTGTCATCCATAACCACTGGCGAAGTAAAACCAATACCGAATCTACAAATACATTCAAAGGACTGTATTATTGTTATGAACCTGAATACTTTATTCGCGAATCACTACATATTTTATCATTATCTGAACACCGATACGAGTATCATAAAAGCCGATTACAAGAAATATGGAACAAACAAACTAAATTTATCCGACAATTAGAACTACGAAATCTTGTACCCGTTGTTGAAATTGGACAATCTATGTATAAGGACAACAAAACTCATTTATATCAAGCTATTGGTATGGCTCTCGCAATTAGCTGGTATATGGGTGATGGATGTGATAAAGGTATCTTATGTGTCGGTGTGAATACTATGTGGATTCGCTTTTCTGACTGTGATAATATTGTAGATGCGGTTAAAATTATATTTGATACTATTAAGTACAACTCACAAACCCTATGTGAATATGATGACTGTTTTTCATTATTATTCAGTGGGTTACAAGATATTAATGCCCTTACTACCGATGTACGAAATATGAAATGGGTTTTATTTGGCCGATTTTCAAACAATTTTATCAAAATGACCTCCGCATATTATCGCTATTCTGATTCTTATCCCAATTTTCGTCCTATGTTCTGCTATTGGAATGTATCTACTGATGAAACTATTGATATCTACCAGGAGTTTAAGTTAGATGATATCATTCTATTCTCCGGAGTCGGATTCGCTCTTTTCAAAGCATTTTCTTTCTTTTCTAACTCTATTTGTAGTTCGTCTTCGTTGAAAACTATCGATATTGTACAGAAATGTCTTACACAAAATCGATATAGTGAATGGAATAATGGCTTCGTATTAGATCATTTATTAAATTAATAATCGTCTTTGTCCTCTTTCGTTATGTATTGATGCTTGTACGTTTTTTATTTTTTTAGCTATGTCTACGTTCATGTTCAACTTTCGTTGACCATGTAATATATTTGTCTTCGGTATCTTCTCAATTCTATCTTGTAAAGTTGCTGCATCCATTCGTTTGTTTGGCGCTGCTATCAACACTTCTATTAATAAATCTTTGTATGTATCCATTACAGGAGTACGTAATTCCATATTTTTTACTAATTTTAACATCAAAACTGCCCCCGCATAATTATCCCACGTAAAACGTGCTTTATATAAATCGTTATACAAATCCATTCCTGCTTTTCCGTTCCACGAATTTAAATACGCTTCTATTGTTCTTTTATATGTTAATTGGTCTTTTACATCCATATACGTCGAAAATATATTATTATTCGCTTCTAATTGGTCCTCTAATAGTGTTATTAGTTCTCTACTATCTACTTTCATTTTATGTAAAAATTCCCTTTTCTTCTGAACATAATATGCTATGATAATAATATCAATACACCACGGTGTGAAATCACTTGAATATGTGAAAAAAGGTGTGTCTTTAATTTTCAGCGAAACACCTTTATCTGGGGCTTCAAATGATAATCCAAAATCTATCAATATCGGTCTACTTTTTTTATCTGTCATCATCACATTGCCGCTATTCAAATCAAAATGAATTATTTTTTCCTTTTTTAACGCTACAAAGCCTTTTAATAAATGAATGTGACATTGAATTAAGTGTGAATGTATATATTGAATCGGCTTTGTTTTTAATAATTCTATGAAATGCTCCTCTAATCTGTTCTTTCCTACGTAATTCATTGTATGAACCATGTATTCATTACCTTCTTTTTTTTCTGGTATTGGGTGTTTCTCTTCGTTTTTTAATACCAAATGACAGTCTTGTGTCTCTACTTGCTTTGCACTATGTAAATACAATGGACCTGATTGTAAAATTGGCGAAAAAAAGTTTTTGTATTTTGGTATGTTTTTTACTTTTTTTCCTATTTTTACTTCATTTCTATTTGTATCATCCATTAATCCTATTTTGGATATCGTTTCTTGTTTTGTTTTTTTTGTTGTATATGCCGGTTTTATTATGCATCCGTATGTTCCTTGTCCTATTACTTTTCTTTTAATCTCCTTATTTTCTTGTAAATTAAACATGTTTATATTATTACACTATTTTTTTGTTGTGTTTTGATTTTATTGTATTTCGTTTTATAAGATTTCTTAATACGACCATCTAACTCTTCATCTCCCTGTGTGTGTTTTTCTAAAAATCGGTTAAAGGAGTATTCTGGTTTCATCTCTTTTGTGTTTTTGTATAATTCCAAATCTTCTTTAATAAAAGTTACCATCTTTTCTATCCATTCCTTTCCTACTTTATTATACGTTCTTTCTTTTTTTACAGGTTCTACACCATCTAACTGCTTTTCTTTTTTACTTTTTTTTACATAATAATACTTTATGGTATGGAACATCTTTTCATATACATCTTTACTGTATCCTTCTTCTGTAATTCTCTCTTTTTCGTTCTCTAATATTACTTTGTTTTCTTCCATAAACACAATCCACGATTGTTTGAATTGCTTTCGTTCTTCATCTTCGTGTTCTTTTGCGAAATTACGAAGCATATTCTCCACATCGGGCGAATATAGGAAGCGGAATTTTACGGTAGAAGGTTGTTCAACACTCATTACAATTTATTATTATGGACTCGTTTCTATTCATTTCAATAATAAAAACAATTCAATTTTTCGCTGTAAAAATAAAGAGACCTTTTGAGACCTTTTTACACTGAAACTTTTTTTGAACTTTTACACCATAACTGGTGCTACAAAAAAATACAATAGAATATGTCAGTGTTGAGTAAAAAAAAGGTCTCAAAACACAAAAAAATATTTCTTTTTCAGAATTTTCAACTTCGACTTCGAAATATTAACACACTTGTAAATTCCTGAAATAGAAATTACAAAATTTGTTTTGAGACCTTTTTTTCAATTATGCTGTCATTTTATTTTCCAAATATAATATTTTGTTACCATATATGGTGAGGCATTTTTATGCGTTAAAAATAGGGGTCTCAACTATGGTCTCTTCACCGAAGAGACCCGCTTTTTGGGGACGGGTCGGTCATTTTATAAAAGATTTCTAATTATCGATATAATTACACCACAAAAACACCAAAAACATTAAATTCTCAACGATTACTATATTCAAACAACCACGTAATTTACAAAATTGTGTAAAAAAATTACGGAATTCCATAAAACAAGAAGGTATTATGCATAAGATTAGATTTTTATATTTAAAAAATAACTACATTATGCGTTGTAATTTTGGAAAACAATCTTTTTTTCATAATTAAAAACTATTATTTTTTCTGTATTTTTTTACAAATGTAATCGCTATATTATTCGCATTTTTTAATGTTTTTTGTATTTTTTCAAGATATAAAAGTAACCATAATATCGTATATAGATGAGTTACGAGTTTGAAAATAATTATACAAATTTTATAGAACCTATTTATGGAGCGAAAAGAAATGAATCAGAAGATATACGATTAACTACAAACATATTAATACCTCATACATATTCTATACATGACAGTGACCGTGTAGATATGACTCATTATGAGGTATATAGTATAGACCCAGAGGGATGTGAAGATGCTGATGACGCATTCAGTATATACACTAACGATGATAATAGTAATCTCTTTTTATGTATTCACATTGCCGACCCTACCGAATATATACATTTACACACCGACCTATGGCAAGATATTGTCAATCGCACAACTACAAAATATTTGTCCAATAGAGCACCTATTCATATGATTCCGGATGCTATTTTAAAATTATCAAGTTTGAAAGGTGACAATGAATACAAAAACGCAATAACGATTATTTCCGACATAGATAAAACTAACTATACTCCTATTGGAGACATTCGGTTGGTTTTCAGCAAACTACGCGTAAAAGCTACAAATGCGTTTTCTTACAAAGAAGCATCTGAAAATAACGAAATAGAAGCATTCAACATAGGGGTGAAAATAAGTAAAGCGTTACAACAAATCCGTTCAAAATACACAAAAGGAGTAAAACTAAACGAATTATCAACAGCATATACAGTTTATGATAGTAATAATGATGCCTACTTATACGAGGATACAACAAAAGAGAAAGCAATGAGACAAATGATTTCGGAATTTGCAATATTTGCTAACTCTTTTGTAGGCGAATATTTAAAAAATACATTGAATACAGGTATATTCAGAACATGCGAAGCAAAAGAATGGTTAAGCAATACCAGTAGTAACATTACGGGCGAAGAAATGATACAACAAATTATTACAAACGGAATCACTGCCGATTATTTATCATCCGCAAAGTCGCACGATTTGGTTGGCATGCCAGAATATTGCCATTTTACTTCACCTATTCGTCGGTTAGCCGACTGTATTTGCCACTATCTATTGAAATATATTCATTTGCAAAACAAAACACCTACTATTGAAATGCCATTCACAGAATATGATTTGGAAACACTGTCTATTCGCTGCTTACAAGCAACCAAAAAAGATAAAAAAAACCAATATTTAGATATTAAATTTCGCTTACTACAAGTAATGCGTAATATAATAACACAACAAGGAAATGTAACTCTCGAATATTACATAACAGGATATAGCGGGTTATTCTTGAACATTATTATTTGTAAAATCAATGATTTTAATGTTCATATGTCATATACCTTGCGGACACGAGATTACAATAAAGAAATAAATAGTGAATATCATCATAAAATTACGTGTTCTACTGTTAATTGTTTTACAAAATACGACCAAGGTTGTATTCCAGAACTAGACCAATCAATATTAATTTAATTTTCATGAAGTTTTTACAAAACAAAATAGAAACGTATTATTAGTATAATTATAGATGTTTTTTTATCTATTACTTTTGTTTACAAGTGGGTACTCTTTCTTGAATAAGATATCTACCGTTCCTTCATCAAGATTATTTTCACTGCCAATAAGAAATGGTGTACAAAATAGTCCACAGTTTCACCGAAAATACCCATTGTCACGTAATGGACACGCACGGTATATTCAACGACTACACTCAAGGAACACCACAAACCCATACGATTCTTCCGATAATGATACCACAGGAGAAGATATGATTGATAAAATAATGAAAAAAGCAAACAATACAGATGCATTACCCGGAACACCCGGGTTACGTATTATCATTAATAAAGATATGTTTGGTTTTCCGACAGGTAATGGAGACGATAATGATGATGAAGATATTTTGAGTAAATTACGGTCACGCAGTTTTCGTCAAAATAAGCGAAAAAGCAGCGAAAATTTTGAAGTTGTAAAGGATTCTGGAATTACATTTCAGAATGTGGGAGGATATCATAATGTTAAAAAAGAATTGGACCAATGTATTGATATTATCTCTAACTACACCAAATACGCACAATATAATGTGCGTGTTCCCAAAGGGCTCATTTTTGAAGGACCACCTGGAAACGGTAAAACATTACTCGCAAAAGCATTAGCCGGAGAAGCAAAAACGAATTTTATTCCTGTTTCTGGAGCACAGTTTCAAGAAAAATACGTCGGTGTCGGGTCAAGTCGTATTCGCGAATTATTTCAACTAGCTAGAGACAATATCCCTTGTATTATTTTTATTGATGAAATAGATGCACTAGGGCGCAAGCGTTCTACTGTAGACGGTGATACTTCTGGAAATGAACGCGATAGTACCTTAAATGAGCTATTAGTTGCTATGGATGGCTTCCACAATACTAGTGGTATTTTCCTTATTGGCGCCACTAATCGGGCGGATTTGTTAGATGACGCATTATTACGTCCTGGAAGAATTGACAAGCGTGTTTTTATTGGAAACCCAGATAGTGAAACACGAAAGCACATCTTGGATATTCACATTCAAGGAAAACCTTGTAATCAAGACGTTATTATGGACGACCTAGTTGAAAATACCAACGGGTTTTCTGGTGCGCAAATTGAGAATTTATTGAATGAAGCTATGTTATTGGCTTTACGTGAAGACCGTCACGAATTCAATACAAAGGATTTGGATGTAGTGTTCAACAAAATGATTGCTGGATGGCAACCAAATGAACACGAATTTACACAAGCTATTATTGACCAGATTGCTATTCACGAATTAGGACACGCCGTCGTTGGAATATTAAGTAAACATCACGGTAAAATGACAAAGGTTGTTATCAACTTATCTGCCCCTAATACACCTGCATATACCGTTTTTGAAAACACTGGTTCTAATATTGCCACCCGTGAAGCACTTTTTGAACACTTGATGATTTTATTGGCTGGACGTATTGCTGAAGAAGTATTCTACGGGGTATCTGTTACTACTGGTGCCATTAATGACTTCGAAGAAGCATTGAAGTTAGCACAGAAAATGGTTTGTTATTATGGTATGGGGAAAGAACTCATCTATCCTCACATTAGTGAAAAATACAAAGAAAAAGTTGATGCAGAAGTAGAACAATTGATTCACGACGCATATGGTTATGCTGAATTTATTATTCGTAACTCCAAAGACCTTATTGAGGAAGGGGCGACTATTTTGAAAAAAGAACAACTATTAAAATCTGACACTATGCTTGACCTCATGAACACTAAATATAAACATATTTTGAGTCTCAAAATATAAATGTTTATTCAATTACAATTATTCGTAAATAACAATGTAAATAATATTTTGTATTCATACATAGAAATATGAATACAACTGTCCGTTACACACCCAAATTAATTATACCTACCCGATATTCACGATTTGGCTGCTTATCATCATTCAGTATATTACGATTGGCTATATGCTGCTACACCCACGGCGAAAGCGTATTAGGACAACTCGTTTTGTTCCTTTATATTACCAGCAGTTTACATTGGTACCGCGTCTATAAACACAGTCTGTATTGGAAAATGGATAGAATGCTTACTATGATTTGTTTATTATATTCTGCTTGGCGGGCTTATCATTATGATTGTGGTAGCGTATATTACTTCCGCACAATGGTACATCTTTATGCATTCTTTATTAATGATTATTGGAATAAGAAAACCATCTACAAACCTTCTCGTATGGCAAGAATGTCCCCTATGAAAAAAAATTTTCATTACTTCCGAGCGTGTTCCGTACACTTCTTATTTCTTCATTATCTTCAAACAAACGCTGGAATACACGTGCTGACATATTGTAAAAGAATATAAAATCTGTTCATTTTATAACATTAGATGAATACACAAACTGATAGACCTAGTTGGGATGAATATTTCAAAGAAATTGTACAGGTAACCTCAAAAAGGTCTCCTTGTCATAGATTACAAGTCGGTTGTTTATTGGTAAAAGATAACCGTATTATTAGTCAGGGATATAATGGATTTCTACCAGGATGCCCACACGAAAGCATTGTTCGTGACAACCACGAACAAGCCACTATTCACGCAGAACAAAACGCATTATGTGATTGTGCCAAGCGCGGCGTTTCTTCGCAAGATTGTGTTGCATATATAACACACTATCCTTGTTTGATTTGCACTCGTTTATTACTAGCATCTGGTGTTACAAAAATAAAATACATCAATGATTATAAAAACGACGAACTCGTTCCCCACTTTCTGGAACAGAAAGAGGTCTCAATACACAAAATATAATTTTGTTTTCACAGAAAATATCTTTTGTTATGATACAACACAAAGTTTATTTCTTACAAAAAAGAAAAAACAATGAGTGAAAGAGACCTTTTTTTAGAAAATGCCTTTTTAGCACTTCCTTTTGAGTTAAAAGATATTATTATTTCCTACATTGAACCAGAACAAAAATTATGCTTCTTTTACAAGTCACATAAACAATCTTTATGGACCCATATGGAACACGTAAAAAGAAAAATGTACCGAATTGTTTACGGAAATCGCAATGGGATGATATTAGCCAAACTTATGATTGATGTTCTACCATCCCAAAATTATCATATGGGTCAATATTTTTTACGACGTGGATACAACTATATTGACCCTAATTACATTTATAATTGGGTAGATTGCTATACTGATTATAGTATGTTCATAATGGATATGATTGATGAAATTGAATCAATGGAATATTCAATACGAGGATTACAAAGAACTGACATTAGCACATGGGGCATAAATATGTTCAATATGCCTATCTGCCATAATTATTTGAATCTTGTTGCCTTATCCCATATATACCATATTCTTGGTTTATGGACATAACGAAAATTGAAATTATTTTCCACTACAAGAACAAAGCATTATACTTTTCGTAATAGAAAAACTAGTTATGAACCATAATACACCCAGCCCTTTATATGAAGTTAATATTGACTTTGATGAAGCATCCCGTGCATGGAGAGCGAATAAAAAACATATAGGTAATTGTCATTATGTATATGTTTGTGGAACTATCTGTAAAAACGGTAACCCTTGTCAAAAAATTGTTAAAAATGGTGGATTATGCCACATCCATAACAAGAACTTATCAGGAAAAAAAAGAAAGAAAAATAGTATTCTATAAACAATTCAAAAAGAAAATATACGTATAGTTCATCTTTAAAACTCCTAATGGAGTGGACTACAAATCTGTACACATATAGGCAAACAATGAAAAATCAAAAAACAAAATATATTAGTCCTGATTGTTATTTATATGATAAATGGAATAATGAATATTCTTTTTATTGGTTTCATAAACTAAAAGAGTTCATACAAACACAAAATTATTGCTACCAAGACCGTATTTTTTTTCATTTCTTATCTTCCAACCCAAATATTACGTGGGAACTCGTTCAATCCCTACCATCAGAACCGTGGAATTACGCATTGTTAAGTGAGAATCATAATATTACGTGGGAGATTGTTAAAGCCAACCCAACTAAACATTGGGATTATAACATGTTAAGCAAGAATCCAAACATAACATGGGAAATCGTACAAGACAACCCTGACAAAAAATGGTCATATTACTATTTAAGCCGAAACCCAAATATCACGTGGGAAATTGTAAAAAACAATTTAGACAAATCGTGGAGTTTTTATTGTCTCAGTGTAAACCCAACTATTACGTGGGAAATTGTAAAAAACAACCCACAACACCAGTGGAGTTTTTATTATCTAGGGGAAAACCCTAACATTACATGGGATATTGTGGAAGCAAATCCTCATATTCAATGGTCTGAACTAACATTAAGCCGAAACCCCAATATCACTGACGAAATTGTGCAAAATAATAGTTCTATAAACTGGAATTTCTGCCAGTTAAGTGATAACCCAAATATTTCTATTGATATGATACTCCGTAACTTCAAGCGAAAATGGAACTTTTGGAATGTAAGTAAAAACCCAACTATTACATGGGAGGATATTTGTAATAATCCTTTTTTACCTTGGGCTACTCACTGTGTTAGTCGTAATCCAAATATAACTTGGAATACGATTGATAATAACCCAGAACATAAATGGGACTTATGGGGGTTATGTGTTAATTCATTTACAAAAGACAAGGATGCCTTCTTTTTACAAAAAGAGCGTGACTATTTTCGTAATTGGTACAAAAACTGTGTCTTTATTGAAGAATTTATGCGTGTTCGTTTTCATCCTGATAATCTAAATCATTTTGAAGAGTGGGGACACAGTGAACGTTAACATCTTGTCTCATCATTTGGTATTTTTCTATTTCACGATGTGAAATTTCAACGAACACATCATCATCAACCTTTTTAATCTTTTGCTCTTTTGCCTTTAATAATGCGACAACAACAGAATACAATTGTTGTGGCGTAGCACGCAATGTGTATAATTCATTTAACTTCATATTATACAACTTAAACTGTTTTTTTGACTCCTTTGGATGGTTCTTGTATTTCATATGCCACATCCAAGCATATACTGCCAGTTGAATAAAGTGTTCTATACTCGTTTCGGACGTACATTTCAACTCATATACAGATTTATCTGTTATCAAATCCGCCCGTCCACGCAATAATATCTTTTTGGGAAGCAACAGTTCATTCCGCAGCTCATTATTAATTTCATTATGTACAACATCATCATCTTCCTCAATAATATCGACTTCTGTTTGCGGACAATTTTCCATTTCATCTTTCAAAATATCGTAAAAATTGGTCTTGCATTCTTCTATAATAGATGAATCTAGCCAATTATAACAGTCAATTTGACGCAATCGTGATACTAAACGGTCTTCCATACTCTTCAATAAATTACAAGTTAACAAATAATCCTGAATGGTATCCAATTCATTTGGTATTTCTTGCCGCTTTTCCAAATAAATTGTCTTTTTACGCTTGTTTCCATCATTCAAAAGAAAATCTATATACACCAATAATTGACTTGACTGGGAAACATATTCCTCACGGTCCTTCAAATAAGAATCAATACAATATGCCGGTATAGCATTTCCATTTATGTCACTTACTTCCTCAAAATACCCACTTCCTGCTTCCATAATTGTAGGAATTTCCAGTGGTTCCATATTTAGCTCCTGCTTTTCATATACCGATTCTAATAAAGGTGTCAAAAAATCTAATACATCTTCTGGAATAAACCGTGTCAAATCTGTAACTGACTCACGTTTGGGACGACCATTATTTTTTATTTCATTCTCTTCTTCTTCCGTTAAAGGAGGAATATTCCGGGCATGTCCCCTGAATTTTATATAATCCTTCGTCTTCATTTGATAATGGTTCTGTTTCAAAAAAGGAAGAGGACGTTTATACGCAAAATAACTATTATCATATTCTTCAAATAAATACAAACGTTCTGACCCTCGTGTTGCTCCTACATAAATTGTATTCGGACAAACTGTCTTATTACTTACCCTGTTATAAAAAATAAAATAACTATTATCACAACCTAGTAAAAATACTAATTTACGACCACGTCCTTTTACACTATGAAAGGTAGAAAAAACGACTTTGCGATTCGCAACCCGCTCATCTATCTGGTCTGATTCTTGGTTCGGTATATAACACGGCACATTCATATCATTTACCAGCAAATTTTCTATTTCTGAAACGGCTTTGTTTTTACCCTTTATAGATGCTGCCAAAATAAAAATATCCCCCGGAGAATATCCATTTTCCAATGCTGTCTTTATTTCATATTGGATTGTATTATTGATATTGTACGGGGAATGACAAACATAATCAACGGACGTTCCTTCACGTACGGCTTTCATTCGTTCTTCTCCTAATAACGTATTATTTACAAACTGCGCCATCGGTTTCGTTATACGATATGAAATATGCATTTCCGCACGATGAAAAGGGGCTGTCAAAAAAGGTAATGGTTGCCATATTGAATCTGCCGCTGTCAAAAACCGCTCATCAGACCCCTTGAAATCATATAAACTTTGCTTTTTATCTCCCAGAATAAGCATCTGAATGGGACGCCCATAATCGGTTATGAATTTTACCATAAGCTGATAATACAATGGAGTCATATCCTGAACTTCATCTATTACTAATAAATCAAAATCTTGAATTGGCTTCATTGACATCTCATTGTAATGAAGCGTCTTCCGAATTTCTTTATCCGTATATCCAGAACGTAAATAATACTTCTTTGCCAGACTATGATACGTATGAACTTGGATATTTTGAATATTATTTTCTGCTGCGTTATCTTGCACATCTTTTCGGAGTGCTTTATTATACGTAACTTGAAGGATTTTCATATTTGGTTGTTTTGAAGCAATACCCAGAACAGTTGTTGTTTTTCCTGTTCCCGCAACTGCCTCCACAATAACATTGAATTTTTTTAAAATTAGGTCATATATATGTTGTTGCTCATGGTTAAATTCGTGCATTATATAATTTAAACTGTTATATAATGCTAGAATATGTTTATACTGTTTCTTAATTGATTTCCACATTACTCTACTATTAACCCATCCTCTAATTTTTTCTTATATATCATTTTTGCTGTTACTTCAATTGAATCACTCGTATTGTTTTTTTGGTAAGCCAAGTGTTCATATGTAATCATACGAATAACATATACTACATCCTTGATTTCAACCTTTTCCCAAGACCCTTTCTGTTTTCCCAAAGACAATACTATTTTTTTTACATCTTGCACATCATTTACATTCCGAATATCTTCATATTTTGGACGCCCTGTTTCCGTTACACATGTATGAATTACGTGTATTACGTCCTCACAAAAAGCGTGTAACAATGTTTCGTCCATCTGGGATTCTATGATATTTGCCGTTTTGGGTATATCCACTGGAATAACTATTGACGATGATGTTGATAATGATGGTGGTACCTCATTATCTTCCTCCACAACAGCTATTTCATCTTCTACTACATCTTCCTCTTTCACTACATCTTCTACTACATTTTCCACCGTAGACGTTGATTGATTACTTGAATCCATCGAAATATCACTTACATTATCATTCTGAACGGGTTGTGTTTCTAATGTTATCTCTAGGGGGTCTACATAACTTTTACTATCTCTCTTTTCGGATACCTCTTTTTGGTGCGGTTCCTGGGACCCTTCTACAACAATTGTCGCTGCTTTATCTACCTTTTTTGAAAAACACGAACCCATTTACGTTATTATGTATGCCATACATGATAACGTTATGTTTATATTGTTACGGTCTAATGATTTATTTGATTTCCAGTAATATTTATTTCATGAATGGGTTTCTTTGCTAAACGAACCATTTTTTTACGTGTTTTATTATCCAGGAAACGCCAAATATAAGGCATCTTTTTATGTAATTCATCTGCATATACACTATTTTTATCCGTTTTCAACATCTTCATTGTTTTATTTTTTGTATGTTCACACCAATTCTTCGATATTTCTTTCTTGGTAACACAGTAAGATGGCTTACATCCACGAATACATTTACCACACGGCACTTTATTACACTGTTTTTTTGATTTCCTTTTTGTCATTTTCTTTGCGGTTTTATTTTTTGGCATTTTTACGTATATACATTCTGATGGTATATTTATTTTTCACAATAAATTTACTTGTTTCACTATTGAACCCATATAAATGTAGCTCTTTATTTACCATTATACATGAACATCTATTATGGAACATATGACAAAGCCTTTGACGTAACTGACGCATGTAAGTTATTACTGAAAGAAAAAAATACAATTACTATTCCTAGCGGTGACGGGGAACGTGCGAAAATATTTGGCGACCCCAACCCCGGATTTCTTAAAAGAATCATTGTTAAACATGACGGAAAAACATCTGAATATAACGAAACGATTACCGTCTCAATTACTATGCCAGAAAACGTTACCGAAAATGACGTTGAAAATAGATTGAAACAAATTCATTCCACTTTGAAAATGAACCACGGTAATTTTTACAACGAACTACCAGAACAAAAAATGGCGGTTCGTTACTTGACCGGAAATGAAAAAGTTCTCGAGTTAGGTGCAAATGTTGGACGCAATTCTCTCATTATCGGGTCTATTGTAAATCAAGAACAGTTTGTTACACTTGAATGTGACGAATTAACTGTAAAACAGCTAACAGAAAATAGAGATATAAACAACATGAAGTTTCATATTGAACACGCTGCGTTATCTAGTAGAAAACTTATTCAGAAAGGATGGGATACTATACCAAGTGAAGTATTACAAGAAGGTTATCAATGGGTTAATACCATTACATTAGATGCGTTGAGAAACAAGTATAATATTGATTTTGACACATTGGTATTGGATTGTGAAGGTGCCTTTTATTATATTCTTACAGATATGCCAACCATATTGAATAACATTAAGCTTATCATAATGGAAAATGATTATCACGATATAACTCATAAGAATTACATTGATACTATTTTGAAACAAAATGGATTCTATGTAGAATACAGTGAACCTGGTGGATGGGGTCCATGCACCGAAAGATTCTTTGAAGTATGGAAACGATAAAAATAATAATAATGACACATTCAATACAGTGTCATTATTCACCTAACAAATTGTCCTATACAACTCTGCGCTAGTTACTACATTTTCACTCTTATAGATTCCTCTTCCCACAATAATTATATCAGTGTCTACATCTTCCTTTTTTCTGTAATTTTGGTCTCCATCTTTGTGTGTGGACAAATGAATTCCCGGTGTCATATTGAAAAAAGGATAATCTTTTATACGGTATTGTGTAACAAATCCAATTACTCTTTCTGGATACATATCTGCTGCCTTTGATGCCGATTTTGTACTATCAAAACTATTATTAGACATGTTTGCAACTAATACTACCCCCGATAATTTACCTATAACATCACTGTTTACATTTCCCATAACGGTTACCATATCAACCCATTTACTGAAACGTTGATATTGCTTTGCTACTGTATATGATATATCAACAAATTTCCTATCTTCCATTATAAGGAACTCGTGTTTTATAGACAGCTCTATCAATTTATTTTTCAAACTATCATCATTGTCCTCATAAAAATCATAATGAATCTTACAAATTACTATCTTGTCGCCTATTTTTTCCAAAATATTCACCAATTCGTCTTTACTATCAAGGTCCCCTGAAAAACATAACCGACTTTCCTTTTTTTTAATTATTTGATGTAGCCGATGTCTCACTACATCTGTCTTTGTAATTATACTTTGAACGGGAACTTTACATTTGCACCCTTCTTGTCTATCCATAATTACTATTATCCCAATCACATCTACCTTATCTTTTAATATATCAACTACCTTATTTACAGAACCACCTGTAGTGATTACATCTTCAATTATGATACATTTATTCTTCTTGTGATAATTACCTTCTATTTGTCGGTTTGTTCCGTAACTTTTTACTTCATCTCTTACCATTATCATTGGTATTTCATACTGTGCTGAAATATAAGAACACACAGGTAACCCACCTAACGGCACTCCGCATAAAAGGTCACACTCCTTATCTATTTTTTGATAAATTTCATCACCTATTTTCTTAAGTAATGCTGGATAAGATACAATACTTTTCATATCAAAGTAATACTTTGATATTTCATTACTTTTTAACTTGAAACTACCATACTTGATGCAGTTCTTTTCTATTAGTTCATCTAACATTGTCATATATTATGGTCTTGCTTTTAATTCTATTTTTTGTGGAATTTTTCATGAAATAACAATGATTATAATACACCCCCCCAAATCCGATAAATACGAAGACCGATTTATGGATTTCTTGAATTCTGGGGGGTCCCGAGATTTTTAAAATTTTTTTATTTTTTTACCCCCTTAAATTGACGTTTTTTGTAAAAAAAATACAAGATTGTGCGAAAATAGGTGAGAAAAACGCAATATTTTACCCTATTAAATCAATGAATCTTGAGGCCACTTTTACGGATTTATGGGATTCCGGTAGGTGACCCAATTTTGGGATTTGAGTGGGAAAAAACTTTCAAAACTCACCCCCTTAAAATGTAATATTCTGTGTTTTTTTTACAAGATTTCCCGATTTTGTATAGTAAAATGATGGATTTTTACGTTTTTTTTTTAAAATTGTTGCAAAAGTATTTTCAAAATTTTTTTTTTGGACATTTTTTCGATGTCCATTTTTTTTTTTTCTGAAAAGGTTTTGTCATGATTTTTTTAAAAAAAGTGGTTCACAGCACTTTGCTGTCATTTTGAAAAAAAGTAAATTTTTTTGACTGCGTAATTTTTTTTCGAAATTTTTGATTTTTCGAAAATAAAAAATTTGCTACTTTTTGTTAGCATTTATTAGCATGTACTTGCTACTTTTTTGCCACACTGAAAAAAAAATTAAAAAAATATTCTATTACGAATTAAGCTGATAAATTGCGATTTTTTTTGAAAATTTTCATTGAAAAATTGTTAGCATTTTGTTAGCATTTTCACTAAAAAGTAGCAAATTCTGAAAAAAATTTGTTACTGGGTGTTTTTTTGTTCGTTTTTATAACACGGTTGATGGAAACAAAAAAAATTTTTGTAACAAAAAAAAACTTGCTACTTTTTGAGGGAGACTTAGCATAAAAGTAGCACAAGAATTTTTCATCGACAAATATTTGAAATTTTAAAAAATATGTTGCGTGCTACTTTTTAGTTAGCATTTATTAGCATTTTGTTAGCATTTTATTAGCATTTGTAGCATTTATATAAAGCTGATATACATTTTACGTAAAAAAAAATTCATTTTTACACTATATAATGATGATACAATATAGAAAAATGTTTATACTTTATATAATGAACAATAATAGCAAAAGTAGCAACTTTGTGTATGAATGTAAGTCTTGTGAATACACTACAACACGTAAAAGTAACTTTGAAAAACATCTATTGTCAAAAAAACATTTGAGTGGTGGCTTTGGTTCAAGTAAAATGACTGAATGTGTTTGTGGAAAAAAATTCAAACATTTGTCTAGCTTATCAAGACATAAACAAAGATGCAAAGGTCCTCAAGAAAAAAAAGTAGAAGTTCCAACAATAGAGCCATCTGTTGTTATGGAATTGGTAAAAAGTAATATGGAGTTCAAATCAATAATAACAAATTTACTTGATAACGTATCAAATGGAACATTGGCAAATAATTCATACAATTCACACAATACAAATAACAGTAATAATCGGTTTAATATTAACATATTTCTGAATGAACATTGTAAAGATGCTATGAATATAGAAGATTTTGTAGAATCAATTGATTTTACATTGGATGACTTGGAAGAAACGGGAAAACATGGATACGTAAAGGGAATCTCACGAATTATAACGAACAAGTTAAATTCAATGGATTTGTTTACGAGACCACTTCATTGTACAGACGCAAAAAGAGAGACGTTATACATAAAAGAGGAAAACAATTGGAAAAAAGACGATGAACAGCATTCAATGTTTCGTAATGTAATCGCAGAGGTTTCTGCGAAAAATGAAGGACTGATAGAGAAGTGGAAAGAGAATCATCCGCTGTGTAACATTGCTGGAACAAAAGAAACCGACCAGATTATGGATATTTATTATAATAGTATGACCGGGAGTAGTGAAGAACACGAAAGATTCAGTAAGAAAATCATAAGGAATGTATTAAAAGAAGTAATTATCACGAAGGACATTGGTGCTTAATAATAATACAGCATAATGTGTATTATTATCAGGAATATGTATTATTTTTCATCATCAGTCTTTTTACACAATTCATCAACAACCTCTTGTAATGCAGCGTGACGGGCATCACAAATGTGTTTTTTGGGTAACAGTTCCATACGGCGTTGCATACGGTCAAAATGAGTAAGGATATCTTTTGTAGTTTGGATTATATCATCAAATGGTCTCCAAGTAACGCAATCATAAACGTCCAATGTATCGCCATATAACGAGATATCAGAAACGATTAGTTTATTGGCAAATATCATACGGTCACAACGAATATGTTGGAAAATGAAAAAACAACTGAAATGATGGATATTAATAATGACTTTACATTTTTTAATAAGTTCGTCACGCTCTTTATCCCAACCCATGATGTTAATGGATTTCCATTGTTCTTCTTTTTGTACAAGTTCCCACATCTTGTTGCGACGATATTCAAGGACAGAATTAACGGATTCATGTGGTTCAACGTAGGCATTTATAATTCCTACATCATATTCGTATTCGTTATCAGTGTTATAAATTTGGCAAAAGTCCTTCAAGTTGAACTGGTAAGGCATGTGGATAATATTGTGTTTATATTTCGGACAATTTTCTTTAATGTAGTTCTCCATAAGTTTGACATTAGATGGACTGTAATCTGCAATTCTAGCACCCGCTTCAATGAAAGCAACAATGTGCTGAAATCGGTTTTGTTCTGTAAGGTTTTCTACATTCAAGAAGACAAATCTTGGGTTTTGAATGAGTTCAGTAGGTTGTTTATCTGCGGGTAACCACATCTGGGTAAAGAAATAGATGAAGTCGTTTTGTAAAAAAGCTGGAATACTGAATTGTCCTAGTTCAATACATATGTCGAATAAGTTCAAACTTTGAATGTAGTCATCTAATACTTTTTTATCGTCTTTGTATACAAGAACAAATTTGCGACCGTGTTTTTTTAGTGTGGAAACATCCATTCAATGCTGTATATAGAATAAACAAGTAGTATTTAAATAGTTGGAATAATATTGTTTATCAGATTACAATATAAGAAATATTTTATTACTATCGTATAGTTAAATGAATAATAATGATGAAATATTAGTGAAATTGATGGAAGATGTAGAGAAAATGAAGAAAGAAATACGAGAATTGAAGGAAAGAATGCAGCAAAATGGAGGAATACAAGAGGAAAATTCAAAAGAAGTGGACGAACGCAAGAAAAAACGTAAGGAGTACAACAGACGGTATTACTTGAAGAAAAAGAATAATTGAATAAGAAAATTTAACTAAATACACCTATTTATAATATAGTAAGCTCATATGAAAAAACAAACAAAAGGGTTAACACGGGATACCATAGATAAGTATTATACGAAGGAAGTTGTTGTAGAGCAGTCGTTGGACCTTGTAAAGAGACATTTGAAGTTGAATAGAGATGATTTAATAATAGAACCCAGTGCGGGTAACGGGTCTTTTATAGAAGGTATAAAATCATTAACAAATAATTTCAAATTTTATGATTTAGAACCAGAAAATGACGAAATAGTAGAGCAAGATTATTTACAATACAACTATAATGATATTAAGAATACATATTCAAGAATACACGTAATCGGTAACCCTCCATTTGGTCGTCAATCGTCACTTGCGATTAAGTTTATAAAAAAATCGTGTGAATTTTGTAATAGCATTTCGTTCATATTGCCGAAGAGTTTCAAAAAGGATAGTATGAAAAACAAATTCCCATTGAATTTTCATCTTGTATTTGAAAGAGACTTACCAGAGAATTCATTTTTGGTGAATGGAATAGAACATGATGTGCCGTGTGTGTTTCAAATATGGGAAAA